AAGACAACCAAGCAAAGTATCCAGTTCTCAATTCGCGCTCTGATAAAAAAGGGGCTGGTGGAGAAAGGGCATACGCGCCAACGCAGTGACAATCGCTATCACCGCCGGACTCTTGGGTTAACCACTTTAGGTCGAGCCAAAGCGAAGTTACTGGTGATGTAATCGGTCTGGGAGCTTATTTAAAGACCTGCATCTGTATATATAAATAATAAGTAACTTATTAAATATATACGGAAGCAGGCTTCGTAAGACATGCCAGACCTAATTAAACACCCCAGAAAACAAGTTGGTTAGCAGATGCAGTAAACAAGTTGTTTTAGAGCGCATGGACGCGCTCTGTGTGTTTTAGAGGGATCTATGACGGTCGAAAAAGACGAGGTAAAAACTCGCCTGACACCAGCGGAGTGGGCCGAAGCTGAAGCCAAATGGACGTCAGGCGAATATACACTCTCAAAGCTGGAGGAAGAGTACGGCATTCGTCGTGAAACACTCTCCAGACATTTCAAAAAGCGAGGATTAGAGAAAGGCGCGGACTCTGTTGGGAAGATGGTTCGTGAGTCTCTTAAATCTGACGCAGAGCTTCGCGCTAAAGCCCGTGCGGAAAAGATAGAAGAACGTCGTACACGTTATGACGGCTGGGCGTATGCGTTGGGGCAGATGGTGATGGTCGAAGTCACTACGGCCAAACGTGAGGGTAAGCCTTTAGGGGCGATTGAGGATTCTCTCAAGAGCTTACAGAGAGCCAGTAATACCCTTGCAAAATGCTTTGAAGTTTCGTCCAAAGCATTGGGCATGGATCATGCGGAAAATGACGAGGAAGAAATTCCGAACCTGGTATTTGGTGAGCTTACGCCTTCCCAGGTGGCGAAATTACGTCAGGAAGACGACGAGCCTGAAATCATCGATGACGAATTGCTTGAGACGTTGGAAGAAGAAGCTCTAAGCGAATTTGATGCGACAGATGATGGAAGTGAAGGGGAGGACGAATAATGGCAATCCCGTCCTCGCTCAGTCTTGTGCAACTGCATTCTGGACAGATGAAAGTCTTCCAGTCTCCGCATCGATTTAAAGTTGTTTGTGCTGGTCGACGCTGGGGAAAATCCCGGTTGTCGATCTCCACTATTATTCGTGCGGCGGCAAAGGAAAAAAAGCAAAGGGTCTGGTATGTCGCTCCTACATACCAGATGGCTCGCCAGATTTTGTGGGACGATCTACAGGAAGTTCTGCCTCGTAAGTGGGTTAGGAAAAAGAACGACACCACGATGACAATCGTGTTGAAGAACGGTTCGGAGATCGCCCTCAAAGGTGCTGATAAGCCTGACACTCTGCGCGGCGTAGCGTTGCATTTTGTAGTGCTTGATGAATTTCAGGATATGAAGGCTGACACCTGGTACAAGGTGTTACGACCTACTCTTTCATCGACACGCGGCGGTGCACTGATCATTGGTACGCCAAAAGGCTTCTCGGAATTTCACAAACTGTGGACTATAGGCCAGAACGTAGAGCTGCAAAGAAAGGGACAGTGGAAGAGCTGGCAGTTTGTAACTGCCGATTCTCCGTTTGTACCTACGGCGGAAATTGAAGCTGCTAAGAACGATATGGACCCGAAATCGTTCGCTCAGGAGTACCTGGCGAGCTTTGAGAACATGTCCGGGCGCGTTTACTACCCGTTCGATCGTAACGTGCATGTAAAACCGCTTCAGTTCAACCCTCGGTTGCCTATATGGGTAGGGCAGGACTTCAACATTGACCCGATGTCTTCAGTAATTTTGCAACCTCAGCCAAATGGTGAGCTATGGGCAATTGATGAATTGGTGCTCTTTTCCTCTAACACGGCAGAGGTTTGTGATGAGCTTGAGAGACGCTTCTGGCGCTGGAAATCACAGATAACGGTATTTCCAGATCCGGCAGGTGCTTATCGCCAACATGCTCGCGGGGAGTCTGACGTCGACATATTCAAAGAGAAGGGATTCTTACGTGTCGATTATTCGAAAAAGCACCCGCCAATTGCGGATCGTGTTAATGCTGTTAACCGAATGCTGATGACCGCATCTGGAGATATCCGGCTGTATATCGATCCGAAGTGCAAGCATTTGATTGATTCACTGGAAAAAGTCATCTACAAGCCTGGAACACGAGATATGGATAAGACAGGTGGCATTGAGCATAGTGCAGACGCATTGGGCTATCCAGTACATCGTAGGTATCCAGTCAAAAACCGTGTTATTCTTGGTGGTTCTCGATAGGTAAGTAATTATCTAAGGTTATTCAAATGGAATTGAACGACAAACAAATTAAGGATCTGGTGGCGCGACGCCACCCGGAATACGAAAAGAAAAAAGAACATTGGGACTTCCTCGCCAGCACTTACGCTGGCGGGCGTGGTTGGTTTACAGACAATATCTTTCGTTACTTTAAAGAGGGAGATCAGGAGTTTAAGGAGCGAGTTGAACGTGCTTATCGCTTCAACCACACTCGTGAGGTGGTAAACCTCATCAACAAATATCTCTTTAAAGAAGACATTCATAGAAATATCGAAGAGGCACCAGAGCAGATCCGCAATTTCTGGAAACGTGCGACTCGCCAGAATGCCTCTATTGACTCATTTATGGCCGCTATTGATTTGCAGTCGTCTATTTACGGTCGCATATGGGTTGTTGTCGATAGCACTATGAGTGGTGATGTTGAGTCAGTAGCTGACGAGAAAAAGAAAGATGCTCGCGCCTACGCCTACTGGATTTCACCTCAGCAAATGCTGGATGTGGCATGGGACGACGACGGGAATATGTTGTGGGCGTTAATTGTGGAAGTCGCTCGTGATGACGCAGATCCTTTTACTTCTACAGGTCAGGAATACCAACGTTATCGTCTGTGGACACAAAACGAGTGGTATCTGTTCCGTGAGGAAGTGAAGAAGGGCGCTGGTGGAGCAGGTCGCCGTCAGGCAAAAGTTATTTTAGAGGATAGCGGTGAGCATAATCTCGGCGTAGTTCCTGTGTTTCCTGTTGATTGTATTGGAGAAAGTGAATCACCGTATTTCAGCCCATCGTTGATCGATGATATCGCTTATCTTGATCGTGCGGTTGCAAACTATCTGTCAAACCTTGATGCCATTATTCAGGATCAGACATTTAGCCAGTTGGCTATACCGGTACAGTCGCTTTTACCTGGTGATGAAAACCACACTAAAGTGCTTGAAATGGGCACAAAGCGAGTCTTCACCTACGATTCTGAAGGTGGAAACCAGCCGTTTTATCTGTCACCAGACCCGAAACAAGCTCAGATGATCATCACTACGATTAAGACGGTGATTAACGAAATCTACCATTCAGTTGGTGTAGCTGGTGAGCGAACGAAGCAGGACAACGCACAGGGAATCGATAATTCATCTGGTGCCGCAAAAATGTATGACTTCCAGCGTGTAAATAGCTTGCTTGTCACAAAAGCAGAGCGTCTGGAAAGGGCTGAACGCCAAATCATGCTACTGGTTGCGAAATGGATGGGGGTAGATCTGGACGAAGATCACTCTTTAATTGCGTATCCAGAAAGTTTCGATATTCGTGGCCTTACTGATGAATTTTCTGTTGCCGAGAAACTGTCATTACTTCAGGCACCGGACTCTGTACGTCGTCACCAGATGGAAATGCTTATTGAGAAGATTTTCCCGAACATTACTGAGGCGATGAAAAAGGAATTTGATAAAGATCTCTTGAATTTTCCTCCAAAAAATGATCTAAATACCCTTGAAAATAAGTCAGTACTTACTTATGATCGTGGTGCAGCCCAAGAAAGCGGGCAAGATCAACCCCGAGGGAATGGGGACTCATCTACTCAAGAGAACGAGTGATAAGTAACAAAGGGAATTTTTATGAAACTGTGGCAAATGCTTTTGGCCCGTCGTGGTCTGATGGATGTTGCTGAAGCGCATGAGCGTGGAGGCGCTGGCGGTGTAGCTGCTGATAATGAGCAGAGTACACAAGATCCTGACAAACAGGGTGAACAAAAAGAGCAGCCGAAGGGTGATGACGAATACGCTGGCATGACTCATGAAGAGTTACTGGCCGAACTTCGCAAAACCAAGAAAGCTGGTGCTGAACTGCTGAAAGAGAACATGAAGCGCAAAGAGAAAGAGCGCACATTGGCCGATCAGCTTGCTCAGTACGGTGATATCGACCCGGCGCGTGCTCGCCAGCTTTTAGAAGCTGAACAGGCCGCAGAAAACGCACGTCGTGAGGCGGAGCAAGCTGAACTGGAGCGTCGTGGTGAGTTCGATGCTGTTAAAAAACAGATGATCGAAGCACACCAGGCAGAGCTGGCACAGCGTGACGAACGTTATGCAGCACTGGAAAGTGAAAACGCATCACTGAAATCTCAATTAGTCGAGATGACCGTGGGCGCTTCCTTCAGTAACTCTCTCTTCCTACGTGACAAAGTTCTGATGACTCCGGCAAAAGCCCGCGTGATCTACGGTTCTCATTTTGAAGTGGGTGAAGACGGTAGCGTAGTGGGTTATGACAAACCGGCAGGTCATAAAGAACGAGCTGTTCTGGTTGACGGTGAAGGTAAGCCGTTGCCGTTTGAATCCGCGATTGAACGCATTGTGCGGGCAGATCCGGAAGCTGACGCATTGATGCGTAGCGAAGCCAAGCAGGGTGTAGGCTCACATTCCAAATCAACCTACACAATATCCCAACCGAAGAACAAGTCGACTATGGATAAGTTGGCCTCCGGTCTGGGGAAAATTGGACTTAAGTAACATCTAAATCAAAGGGAATTGATAGATGCCATTACTGCGTGAAGAAGCTGAAAAGCTGTCTAACAACGAACTTGAACAGGGTGTGATCGAAACTATCATCGATCGCGATGACCTGTTTGCCATCCTGCCTTTTATGAAAATTAATTCAAAGGCATATCTGTACAACCGTGAAAAAACGCTGAGTGAAGCTACCTTCATCGACGTTAACGACACCATCCCTGAAGGTGCAGCAACCTTCGAAGAATGCGTTGCGAAACTGCGTATTCTGGCTGGTGACGTAGACGTTGATAAATTCCTGGCAACCACTATGGCCGACACCAATAACCAGTTGGCTATTCAGGTTCGTCAGAAAGTTAAAGGTCTGGCTCGTGCGTTCCGCCGCAACCTGATTTTGGGTGACTCCAGCTCCAACAACAAAGCGTTCGACGGTATTCCACGCCTGATGCACGCAGATCAGAAGATCGATATCGCCGGTGCATCTATGACTTTCTCTATGTTCGACGAACTGGTCGATGCGGTGAAAGATCTTGGTGCTGACTGCATCATGATGCGTTCAGAGC